ACTGCCTGGGAACCGGGTTCTGTTTCCTGCCAGTAGCGACCGTTGTACCGGATGTAGTGGGTGGCGGGAGAATAGCGAAGTTCACCAGAGAAATGCTTGGCCAGAACCTCTGCCTGACCCACATCGGAAAAGTCCTCCGGCTTGTAGGAAGTGTCATCGTTGTACATTTCAGGAGGGACATAGCCTTCCTGCTGTTTAACCTTGGCATAGAACTTCTGGGCGCTGCGCCAGATGGTCATCAGCTCATGATGTTCCAGCGGGGGGATGCACTTGCCAGCCTCCTCCATGAAGCAGTCGAAGGCTGTATCGTTGTCGCCGTATTTCTTGATGACACGACCGGCGAAGCGGGACATGGTTGCGTTACGACTGCCCTCGGCAATGACCTGGGTACCGCCGTGTGTGCCTTCGGGCATATCCGCATCGAAGTCCTCTGCGGACAGGTACTCGCTTAAGGTCATCTCACCGGAGAAGATCTCCACCTTGGGATCTGCTGTGCCGAAGAAGAACCGGGCGGCATCCAGAGCCTTAGTGTCGAAGTACGGGAAGATGGTGTTGACCAGCTTCTTCATTTCACTGTAGGCTCCGGGATCGGTCATGCAGTCGATGGGAAACAGCACATGGAACTTGGGCCGGGCGGGTTTGCCGTTTTTCTCCCGCATATGGAAGCGGCTGTAATGGACGGCGAAGGTGATGCCGGGGAATGCCTCCTGGACATCCAGGGGGGAGACCCATTCTTCGGGGTTCTCGGAGTGGTCGTTGTCGCAGTCCACGGGCAGGCAGTCAGAACCGAGGAAGTTCTCGCCGTTGCGGTAGTGGTTCATGTACTCCGCACACACATAATCACGGCTGACAGCGGCAGCCAGATCCGCAGTGTCTACTACTTCCGTCTTATGCGGATAGGAGCAGTTGCCGGGAGCATTGATGTAATCTGCACTGTAAAGGGTGAACATGGTTTATACCTCCTCGCAGTTTTCGGTGAAATAGCGCAGACGGTAGTTCTTCCATCTGGCCCTTTTGATTTCGTCCTCCATTCCGGCAGTGATCCGGCTGCCGAACACCCAGACCTCGGAGCATTTGCTCATGAGGGCATTGCCGAAAAACAGACCCAGTTGGCGCTCTTTGGGGTTCCGGTCGTTGAGGAACTGGGGGAACAGCAAGTGCGGTGCGATGGGGATGTAACCCTTGTCCACCGCGAAGCGACTGTATCTCTGGGCCGCTTCGACGTTCTTCTCCACGTCTCCGGCATAGGGGGAACAGATGTACACAATAGGACGGAATGCCCGGAGGGCTTTCTCCTCCTTTTCGATGGCGCTCAGCGCCGCATATGCGGTGGGATCGTAGTATCGTTCCGCATTCAGTTTGCTAATACTCATGGTGTCACCTCATTAATCTTTCTTGTAAAAATCAGTCTCATATCCATCGGCGCGGAGCTGGAGTCCTTTCGCCCAGGGTGGTGTCCGGCCCATCTGATCGCAGACTGCCTGCATGGACATTCTCGGATCTGCCTCAATAACTACTTCATCGTGGATGTGCATCACGATCGAGCAGCAGCGGAGCGTTTTCATAGCGTAGCAGAGAATGTCCCTGGCTATCGCCTGGACGATATTTTCCACAAACTTGGGACCGTAGGATTCCAGCCGCTCCCATTTCTTTGAGCTGCCGGTACCTTCGTAGGTGACACAGTCACCACCAAACTTATTTGTGCCGATCTTGGGCTTCACATACGACAGTTTCCTGCCCGAGGGCAGAGTAATAAAGAGCATTCCGCTTCGACAATCGAAGGAGATACCGTGGGTGCGGGTACGTTCCTTGAAAATGACTGCATTTTTGACGGCTTCATCCACAGCCCACCAGAACTGGACGATCCGGGGGTTGGCATCCCGCCAAGCCTGGACTAACGGCTGCAATTCCTCTTCAGTCAGTCCCATTTCCAAAGCGCCCATGGCCTTCAGCGCACCTACCGATCCGCCGTAGCCCAAGGCCAATTCAGCAATTTTGCCCTTCTGTCGGAGGTGGCCGTTGACACCGTGCTTCTCTACCGGAACACCGAACATCTGAGAAGCGGAAGCGCAGTAGATGTCTTTGCCATCTGAAAAGACCTTCTGACGCCAGTCTTCACCTGCAAGCCATGCAATGACACGAGCCTCGATGGCAGAGAAGTCCGCCACGATCAGCTTGGCTCCTTCTCTGGGTACGAAAGCGGTACGGATGAGCTGGGAAAGTGTATCCGGGATGTCATCGAAGAACAGATCCACAGTGTCAAAATCACCGTCCCGGACAAGACCACGGGCATCGGCAAGGTTGGACAGGTGGTTTTGGGGCAGGTTCTGCATTTGGATGATGCGGCCTGCCCATCTGCCGGTGCGGCTGGCCCCGTAGAACTGGAACATCCCTCTGGCGCGACCGTCGGAACACACCGCAGTTTCCATGGCCTGGTACTTCTTCACCGAGGACTTGGCCAGCTGCTGACGTAAGGTCAGCACCCTCCGCATTTCCGGTGTGGCGGTTTTGAGCATCTCAGCCACCGCCTTCTTGCCCAAGGTGTCCGTCTCCAGACCGTTGTCCGACAGCCAAAGCTTCATCTGCTGCACGGAGTTGGGATTTTCCAATGCGGTCAGTTCCTTCATGGCCTGAGTCAATTCAGAGCGGGATCTGGCATCCAGTGCGATGGCTTGCTTCACCAGCTCCATATCCAGGGCAACCCCACGGTCGTTGATCTCCTGGTCAATGTGATACTCGTCCCAGATGCTGTCCGGCACGGGATACTTGGCAAGCCGAGCCTGGATGGACATCTCCGTTTCTACGTCACGAATGTTGTATTTCTTAAAAGCCAGCCACTTTTCCGGGGCATGAGCAGGGAGGTTACGGGTCCGCTGGCCGTTGGTTTTGGTAGGGGCGCAGGGTTGGCAGAAGTATTTGATGAGGTCTTTACCCTCCGTCAGCTTCTGTTTCTCCAGCCCCAGAACAGCACCGACACCTTCCAGGGAAAGGGGTAAACCCATGGTGGCTGCCCAGACCATGGAGCATCGCCAGGAGTCCGGCTCCAGATAGTCCCCGGTGGGATAGCCCAGAAAACGGGACAGGCAAATGCGTTCAAAGGTGGCGTTGAATGCCCACTTGAGAACGGAATCGTCCGTCAGTGCGGAGATTACCTCGGTGGGGATCTTCTCTCCACAGGCAAGATCCACCACATGAACAGTCCCACCGTCGATGCTGTAGGAAAACAGCAGAATCTCGAAAACGGGAGATTCCACATAGCGATACACGCCGGTCTTCGGGAGCGGCTGATCGCTGTAGGTTTCAATGTCAATTGACAGGTTTTTCATGGCTTTCTGTGTCCTTCGGTAAAGATTTTTCCATCCCGTTATGGGCGGCTATGATTTTGTTGGCGCGCCCTGCGAGATGGCTGATGGTATCCTGGATATCCGAGGCGTTGGTGGAATAAAAGTACCCTTGGTTGCAGGAGCAGATGGGAACACCGAGGCATCTGAGTTCGTTCACCATCTGGCGAATCTCAGTGCCCTTACAACGGAATATGCCTTCGAGCGCCTTGCTTTTGATGGCGTTTTTCTTTCCCGAATGCTTGGTCTGCATATAATTTTCAAAATTAGTCATTATTTATCATCCTTTCTTTGCCCCAGTAGGGCGGCGGATCGCTCCGCCACCCAGGGGGTATGGTTATTAGGCGAGGAAGTCCTCGTCATCGTCGGTTGCGAAGTCAGACTCGGCGCTTGCCTTTCCGCCCAGAGGCTCACCGGCACGAATCAGCTGCAGGTTGTTCAGACCGCAGGCAATACCACGGTTGCCATTGGAGTTGAAGGCGTACAGATTGATGCTGGCACGGCCATACACACCGGAGTAGACCTCGGAGCGGGTCAGCACGGGGTTGCGGTCAGCATCGACGATACCGGGGGCGGTGGCGGAGTTGGCGTTGATGAAGTAGGCTCCGGCATAGGCAGGATCATCGGGTCTTTCGATGTCGCCATCGCGCAGAGGGGTCTTGATAGCGGACAGAGGGGGAACGCTCTTGCTGTTGCCTTTAAGCTTGGACTGGCCCTCCTGGTAGGCAGCTTCGATTGCTGCCTTGATCTTGGCGACCGTTTTGGTGTCGGACTTGGGGATGATGAGGCTGACGGAGTACTTGGGGGTACCGCCGTTGATGGACTTGGGCTCCCAGACATTGGCGTAAGACCAGCGGGTGTCGGGACCGGTGATGACCTTCATGGGATTGGTGACTCTGTTGGCAGTAGTAGACATATTAAAATTCCTCCATAAAATCGTTTTTGGCTGTATTCATTGCCGGACGCTTGTCGCTTTCCGGCACCAGTGTGGGTTTGCCTTGTGGCTTTTCAATGTAGGGAGAAAGCAGCTCCTCAAAGCGGGTCTTGCCCAGGGCTTTCTGCATAGCGGTGATACCGAGGACCTTTTTCTCGTAAGGGTCGTACCCGGCCTGTAAGACAGCGGCGATGACTGCGTTCTCGTTGGTGTATCTGCGGTTGGAGCGTCCTTCGACCAGCTTCCAGCCGGTCCAAGCCTTACCGCTGATGGCCTGTTGCAGAGCGTATTCCTTCACATCGGTAGCCCAGGAAACCAGGTCATCCAGCTTACCGAGGATCTCAGCGATCTCCTCATCGTCCAGAAGGGCGGGTAGCTGGAACTCAAGCTGGGCAAGTGCCAGGTTGGCGTTGGCCCGCTCACGGCACTCTGCCTTTGCTTTGCAGAACCGGCACCACGAACCACAGCAGAAGGCTCCCTTGCCTTCATAGGCCAGCTTAGCCTGCCGGGTCAGTTCTCCTTCAGCCCACTCCAGCAGGGCTTCGCGGGTGATGCGAAAGACGCTGACGTTGCTCTTGCGGGGCTGGAAGATGGTCATCTGTATCTCCTCAATGTCGTAGAGGTAGTCGATGATCTCCAGAGCACCCAGTGCGTAGAGCTTCATCTGGGAGTTGTCCACTGCGGAAACCTCCACGCCCTGACCATGCTTGTAGTCCACGATGTTCAAGATACGGTCGGCGATGACCACGCAGTCTGCGGTGCCGAAGCCGGACTCGACCCAGCGGGAGAAGTCCACCCGCTGCTCGATCAGCACAGTGGGGGTGCTGCCGGACTGCTTGGCGGCTTCCACCAGCTCCATCACGTAGGCGGTGTAGGCTGCGGCGCATTCCTCCATCTCCTCGTTGTACCAACCCAGATCCTCGATGGGGTTTTTGGCGGGAAGGCCAAGGGCCTGCTTCAGCCGGAACTCACAGAGGGTGTGAGCATCGGTGCCTTCGGCGGCGTAATCACTGCTCTTGTCGGGGTAGTTCTCACACAGCCGTGCGGAGGGTGGGCAGTTGATCCACCGCTCAGAGGAGGAGGCGGACAGGATCGCGTGTTTACCCGCCATTTCTGATTACCTCCGCTTCGGACAGGATGGCTTCGTAGTGTTCAGGAGCGACCTCGGACAGCTTGTGGGCACCGTATTTACGGATAAGGTCACGGAGCTTCTGGCTGTGCGCCCTGCTGATACGGGAGATGCCCATGAGGATGTTGCTTACCTCGTCCTTGGTCAGAGGCTGCTTCTCCTCGACAGGTGCTTCGGCAGCGGTGGGTTCGGCAGCATCCTTGCTGCTGAAAATCCCTGTCAGGGTGTCTGCCACCTCGTTAATAGTGGCCGCAGCGGTTCGCAGGTCGCTGATTGCTATCTCCAATTCGCTGATTTTGCCCATTGACGGTGCCTCCTTCCTTGATTTGCTTCTGCTTGACGGTCATATTGACCTTCTTTGCCAGAGTGGCGGATACGATGATGAAGTCCAGCAGGACATCCACCAGCTCCTCCTCCGGCGTCATGACGATGTTCTCGGTCTCGTGCATTCTGTTTCACCTCCGGCAAGGGTGTAGTGTCGTTTTCCCCTTACACTCACCCCTGCGGACGAGGGTGCCGCTTTGGAAAAAACGGTGAAAACTTTTTTTAGAAAAATTCCGGGAACTCAGATTCCAGGGCAGCCTTGAGCTTCTTGAGACGGTAGGCATAGGTCTTGCGGCCCACACCGATCTCGGCGGCGATGGCCTCTTCTGTGTAGCCCAGCTGGCGCAGCTGTCCGATCTGGACGGCCTGGGGCATCAGCTCATTAATTCGATTCAGGAGCTGGTTCAGTTGGATGCCGTCTGTTACCGCATCTTCCAAGAGGGGAGAGGGGTCTTCCAGGTTGTCCGACCAGCAGGATTCATTGCCGTCTTCATCGACGGATACATAGTCCAGAACCAGATGGTCGCCGGGGCGGTGGTAGGGGCAGGTGGCACAGTCCATGTCGCAGTCCAGGAACTTAGCCTTGGGGCAGACACAGCGCTTGTGGTACTGCTCCTTCTGGCGGTAGGCGTTGATATCCCGGTAGTAGTTGTCGAACTCCTCCTTGGTGACGGGGACGCGCTCCTTCAGGGAACGGATGTAGATGTAGTACTGCTTTTCATTGGTTGTCATAAATTTGGCTCCTTTCAGATTCGTTGGAATCCGCAGGAGCCGACCATCCGTAGAGAACAAAAAAGACGGCCGGGATATAGTTCACCCATAACGGGTTTGAACTAAATCCAGGCCGTCTCGCAGCTCTGCGGATTCTATTGTTTTGAAATTAAGCGGCGATGCTGTCCGCCACAGTGAAGTATGTTGCTGTCCGTGTGACCAGGGAAACCACATTATCACGGACTACAGTAAATGTGCCGCCAATCGGGATACTGAAACAGTAACTGGACTTGTGCGGCCCCTGGGTTTCGACCTCGCCTGTGCCGTCGTTTGCGATGCACAGGAGCTGTCGGTTGCGGTTACGTAATTCTCTGAAGCCCTCTCTCATAGGCCATCCTCCTTTCTTTGGTACTGATAGGCATCACCTCCATTTTCTCTCCCCAAAAACGACAAAAAGACCGAGGCAGACTCCGCAGCTGGTATTGCTGCGGTAATCCACCTCGGCCTTTTACATCATGAACGGCACGTCCAGGGGGAGAGAGTAATTATTGACTGGCCGTCACGCCCTCGGACGGTCAAGTACTGCATTGGATTCCGTGTGGAACACCATGTAGGGGCCTGAGTACATCTGGCTTTCCACGGATTCCCATGGCTCGTGGGCGATGAGCTTCCCATCTTTCACAT